ACGTTGTAATTGACGGCATAGACACGGACCTTGGCGGTATTGACTCCAGAGACGGTTCCGGAGGAAAGGACAAGCTGCAAGACAGCGTTATCGATTCTGGAGAAATTACACGTGCCACTTGGCTGGTGTTCCTCAGGTCTCAAGGCAAAGGAATAAACATTAATACCGGTATCAGGTGCTCTGGTATGGTGTTGGAAAGGTTGAACGACGTCAAAGTAAGATCCCTCTCTCTCGGAGAATCTGTCTTGTCCGTTAAGTTGAAGCTTAGCGGTGACGACAGGGTTCTCTCCCCAACAATGCATATCAAGGGCAGTCTCGGCAAGGACGAAAGTTCCGGCATCGGAAAGTCCAGCGGCCAACCCAGCGCCGACGGCAGCAGAGACGGTAGTGGCGTTGGCATCACCGAAAGTGTCCCCGCTAACGAAAGCGGCAGTCTCATCAGCACCGAAGGCTCTGACAGCATTTGGAAGGGCATCAACGGCATCGGTATAATTGAAAGGTTGGGCACCGAGGGTCTTGAAAAGAGTCTCACCTTGGACCAAAGAGTTACAGTAATCAACATTGGCATCACTCTGGACAACCCAGACAAGCTCCTTGCAAGGATGATTGAAGTTCAACTTAATCTTGTTAGAGGAAGATCCAACAGACTCATCACCAGTGAACTGGAGTTGCTCAAAGAGATACTCGTGTGGGTTCTGGGCCATCTTTCTTCTCTCATCAGTATCAAGGAAGATATAATCGACATAGAGGGAGGCAGCAACAAGGGATTGTTGGTAGGCAGCAGCAACCTGTCCTCCAGTAGTCAAATCCGAAACAGCCCATAGACACTCACCAATAGGTCTAAGGTCGAGGTTAATCTTGACCTCGTGGTATTGGAGAGCGATAAGAGGGAGGGCAAGTCCTGGGTTTCTACAGAACCAGAACTGAAGAGGGATGTAAAGAGTAGTCTCTGGAAGAGCGTTTCTTGGGGCACAGACCTGGGAAGGTCCTCCAGCAGCAGCGCATGGTCCATTAACACTGGCGAATGTTGGTTCGGTAATGTAAGTAAGTTGAGTGGTGTTTCCGACCATCTTATTGTATCCTCTCTGTTGTTCAGAAGAGAGAGTCATCTGGTTCCAGATATGCATCCAGTCACCATATTGTCTATCGATTCTTTGACCTCCGATCTCGACCTCAACTTGAGCGACAAGTTGTTCTCCAATACTGTCCAACCATCTAGCGAAGACATCGCCAGTAGCACCCTTCATCTGTTGGTTAATCTCAGGGAGAGTAACCTGAAGGTAGGTTCTATAGGCAAGATCTCCGTTTCTGGAGATAGTACAAGTAACACGTCTTCCGAAGTCGGCCTGTCCAGAGAAAGTCTGTTCAATAGACTCCATGGCGAAGTTAGTGTGGCGTCTGTAAGACACCTTCCAGAAAGTAATTTCAGGAGTTCCCGTAAGGAAAACATCCTGGGCACCGTAAGCGACAAGTTGCATCAAAGCTCCACCCATTCTAGTATATTATAGAAAAAGAAAATAATTTCAAAAAAAAACACATTAATTGTTATAAAATATTCAAATATCTTATAAAAAATTGTAATCCCCCTAAACAATTAGATATTGTATGTTTGTATTCGTTTATGCTATTCTAACTATATTTATAAATAATAAATAGTGGTTACAGCAGTTATAGTATCATATTTTGTTCAATGAATTGTTCTAAATATTCTGGTTGAAATATTTGTTTTTTTCCCTCGTGCTTCTTTGAAAATACAAATGAATCATTTTGTTTTTTCACACACCATCCGTCTTGAATCGCATTATATATAAAATTCATCCTAATTAATATTTTGCGTTCCAATTGTATATGTGTTGTATTATTCGAAATATACGAATCCATTATCCAATATTTATAATACAATTCCAATAAATTCTCGTAAATTTACCTTATTCTAAACTAATAAATTAACATAATAGTTATTTAGATACTATATTACCTTGTTATAGAAATGAATAATAAAAATGCTCCGTTAAAAGTGATGCATACGATTGACATGAAACATTGTTTTTTATTGAGTGAATTCAAAAAAGATGACGAAGAACACATACCCAAACTATTATCTCTGAAAAAAGCACTGAGCGAGCAACTGCGTAAAACAAATCATAAACAAGTCGACGAACGATTAAGATTAAAAGATGAAATCAAAGAAATAGTTAGTAAAATTAAAGAATTAAAACGTAAAAAAAAAGAGTATTTTCTAAATAATTCGAAGCATATATTCGAATATTTTGAAGACAAGCAAACAATTTCTAGTGGAACTGGTAATAAAAACAATAGAAATGTATTAAATTCGTTTTTTAAAATAAAAGACGTATCAAACAATGGCGATGACAAGGAAATGAGGAGTAATAATATAGCAAAATATTGGAAAAACGTAAATAATGAAATAACAAATATACAAGATTATGTAGTTCCTATAGATGTATGTCATTTCTGTTCCAATGGAGAGTTTATACCCCGTGATGAAGAGGGTATTATGATATGTAATAATATTAATTGTGGTAGATTCGTTCATTACGTGTTTGATGGGTCGAAACCGTCTAACAAAGAACCTCCTAGTGAACCATCATACACGGCATATATTCGACTCAATCACTTCAAAGAAATTCTTTCACAATTTCAGGCAAAAGAAACTACACAAATTCCCGATAAAGTAATTGATGATATTAGTAAACGTATAAAAAAGGAACGAATACTGGATGTTCGGAAAGAATTGAATTATGATAAGATGCGAGAGATTTTAAGAAAACTTGGTTATAATAAGTATTTTGAACACATCCAATTTATCAATTCAAAATTTGGAATAATACCACCAATAATGAATGAACAGTTACACGAAACCCTGTGTTTTCTATTTATTGAAATCCAAAAACCGTGGGCGGTGCATTGTCCACCGAGTCGTACTAATTTTTTTAATTATACATACACATTATATCAATTGTGTGTGCTTCTTGACCAAACACAATATCTACCATATATACCATTGATGAAAGATAGAGAAAAACAACTCGAACAAGACCAAATTTGGTGTAAAGTATGTAATGATTTAGACTGGGAGTATCATCCGACAGTGTGATAAAATTTTAATTATTATTAAAATTTTATATTAGATATTTACAATCCACGTGGGAATCCGACAAGGTTGGCACCGATACCGAAACCAGCACCACCTCGGGCAGAAGACGCCATAGAAGGAACAAATACATCAAGAACGGAGAATGTAGCAGCAGCAGTGAGGGCAATAATAACAACCTCTTCAATATTGAGTGATTTCTTAGGTATCGCATATGCGGCGATGGCTACCATGATACCCTCGACGATATACTTGATTGCTCTCTTGATAAGTTCGCTAAAGTCAAATCCTTGCATTATATTATATGTAAATAAAATAAAATAAAATTAAATTAAATTAAATAAATTCAAATCATAAAATAATACTTAAAAACTAAAATCGCTAAACTATATATATATGTCTACCTTTGAGAGAAAGATTCTAAATGACGGGACGCCGAACCCAAACTATATTGATCTATGTGATGAGGACCCGTTAATTTCTGGTCAAAAATTTGCCTGTATATCTTTTGTTTCACCTGAAAAAATTATCAAACAACGAGAACTTTTCATATTCGAAAAGTTTATTTCGGAATGGGATTTTACTAAATCCATGATGAAAATGAGCGATTTCGTAAACTTTCTATCTTATAAATATAACCTAAAGGTAGATGATACAATGAAAGATTTCCAAGAATTTGTAAAAGAGGAACACGATAATTTACGTGATGCATCATTAGAAGACGATTGGAAAACTTTTATGGATAAAAATGAAACTAAATTGAACGAAGAATTCAATAGAAAGCACGAATTCCAAACTTCTGTGAGGGGTCTCAAGATACGTGGTGTTTTTAATACTCAAGAGGAGGCAGAATTGAGATGTAAGAAGATACGTGACTTTGACCCCCACCACGATATTTTCGTAGGTCCTGTTGGTATGTGGATGCCATGGGACCCTGACGCATATAAGACAGGACGCATTGAGTTTATGGAGGATGAACTAAATCAATTACACAACGAAAAGAGTGTAAATGAATCAAAAGCTAAAGAGGAGTTCGATAAACGTGTAAAGGATGCAAAACGTTCGGCAATTGAAGATAATATTAAAAAGGCGAAGGAGAGTGGGAATGTTCTAACGCAGAGTTTAAATGAGGACGGCGACCTTGTCGGTGTTTCTGAAACTGTTAATTTTGACGAACGCGAAGAAGTAGACCCGACTAGTGTAAGTGTTCGTAATGAATTGGTTCGTGATAATGCCATTGGTGGCGGCGATTGAACAAATAAAGGCGAGTAATACTATAAATTATAAAGTAATTCGTTACGTTATAATTTCATTTTTTCTTTTTACACCGACACTTAAAAACAAACATCAGTGCGAATTGATATGAAATGTAAAAATTGATGTGAAATGTAAAAACGAGTCAGAACCAAAAAGTTATATATAAAGCAAATAAGTAAACCACGTCAGTTGATACTATACAATGAACAATCCAGTTTATGAAGATAATTATACCAACATAGTTGAACCGAAGTATGGAAATAAACGAGATATTGCGACCGATGAAATACTTACGAGTAACATATCCATCAATCACCCATATTCTATTACAAAGAATGAACGAGTAGATATGACATCATATGAAACTTATAGTATAGACCCAATTGGATGTAAGGATGCGGACGATGCATTTTCTATATATACTGAAAACGATAAATTATATTTTGCAATCCATATTGCCGACCCAACCGAATACATCGATTTAAATTCTAATTTATGGAAGGATATTGTGAGGAGAACAACTACAAAATATCCATCTAATCGTGCCCCAATTCACATGATGCCCGAGCAAGTGTTAGAACTATCCAGTTTACAAGGAACACAAGAAGGTAATACTAAAAATGCGATTACTGTATTATCTGAAATTAATTCAACCACCCACGAACCTATTAACGAAATCAAATTATTATTTACCACCATTTTTGTAAAAAAGGAGAATGCGTTTAGTTATAATAGTGCGTCGGTCGTTTGTGATAACATTACCACGTTTAATACTGGATTAAAAATTAGCGAAACGTTAAAAGTGAAACGTTCATTAAAAACAAAAGGAATAAAATTAAATGAAGTATCCACCGCATACCCTATATATGAAGATAATCACGTATATTTATATGGAGATACAAAACAAGAACTATTAATGAAACAAATGATTGCTGAATTTGCCATTTTCGCAAACTCTTTTGTAGGCGAATATTTAAAAATTAATTTAAACGTGGGTATTTTTAGAACGTGTAGTGCGAGTGAATGGTTACAGACTATATATAATGATATATCGGGTGAAGAATTGTTACAGGAAATAATAACGAATGGTATTCGTGCGGATTATATGGCTAACGTAGAAACGCACGATTTGGTAGGAATGCCCGAATATTGTCATTTTACATCACCCATTCGTCGTTTATCCGATTGTGTATGTCATTATTTACTGAAATACATTTATTTCAAACATAAACATTCTAATATACCTTTTCCCGAGCAAGAATTAGACAAATTGGCTACAATATGTATGAAAACTACGCGACTCGAGAAGAAAACTCAATATTTAGATATCAAATTTCGTTTATTACAAGTGATGTCAAATATGATTTTTGAAAATAAAAAAATAGACATCGAATATTATATTACTGGATATAACGGGTTGTTTTTGAATATTATCATTTGTAATATAAATAATTTCCACGTCCATATGTCATATACGTTACGCATTCGTGATTATGAAAAGGATATTAACCCTAATGATAAACATTCATTAAGCGTAACTCACGTAAATTGTTTTATAAATTATGATGAAAATACAATACCTGAATTAGATGCACATATTTTGAACTAATGTGTATTCAATAATCAAATTATAAGACTATGCATTTGTCTTTTCGTTTGTTAATTGTTGTTTGAATAATAATATCCTTCAAATATTTTCTTGTTCTTTACATTCCTGCTCATGGTTGCGGCACTCATATTCTCATCAGTTGCTGCTTTCAAAATTGTTTCCCAGGTGTTTATTACTTGGTTAGACTTCGTACATATTTTTTTTACCATTTTGCCCGTAGATGATGTTTTCTTGTGTTGGTATTCATCGTCCTGTTTCAACGACAAACCGTAATAACCTTCATTACTTGTTGTAACATCCCAAATAGTGCCTTTCATCACATATTGAGAAGTGTTCAAATACTGCTTAAGTTCTTTCATGTCGTCATTGCCAACC